GACGCCGGTCGAACTTTAGCCCGATTGTCAGTGGCTAAATTTACTTTGGACCTTGAAAATCGTTCTGACATCTAAGCCTTCTTCAACGCATTAAGCGTATTTCTCTGGTTAATCGCACCGACTGTGCCAGAAATTCCTGTACCAATCCCTTGCATGACCGCCGCGTTCGAGGCCGCGTTTGCCCTCATCATCGCATTACCGGCATTGTTTTTAGCGATAGTGACAGTGTTGATGTAGCCTTGCGCGGCTGCTGACTTCGCGGCTTGACCAGCAGCAACTTGCTTATCAACTTGTTCTGTTATGCGAACTAGGTCAGCAGAGTTCTGGTATTGGCTCTCAAAGAACAGATTGCCTAGACTACTGTCTGACAGTGCCGTTTCAGCCGCTCTTAGTGTTCCCAATTGTTCGTTTGCCTCTCTGATTAAGTCTGATTTTGTTTCTATTTCTTCAATCTGAGCTTCACCTATCTGGCGATTAGCTTCCGCATATTCAGCGTTTGCTCGTTGTGCAGCAGCGGCGTATTCCGCTTCGGCTTGTTGACGGGCCACAGCAGCTTGTTGAGCCGCTTGTTGTTGAGCCATCATCATTTGCATACCGCCCATAGCTATGGAGCTTCCTATCGAGATAGCCATCATTGTTGTAGTGCCAGCCATTCAAATTACTCCAGCGTAAGTAGTTTGTAATTCGCGTAGACCCATCGTTTTGTATATACGACTGACCGCTGCCGGAGAATTATGTAAATGATGAAATATTGAAAAGTCAGCTTCACAGTTTTTAATAAAATCTTTTAAAGCTTTTAGCAGACTAATTGCTACATGCATACTTGCAGACTTATCAGTCCACCAGAACAACTCATCAGATGTTATTTTCGTATAGTCGAATATGTAAGGTGAGATTAAAACACCAGTTCCACCAACACACTTATCGTTTTCGTATATGAGAAGGATCGTGACATTCTTCAAATGCATCATGCCGTCTACCGCTTGCATTAGATTTTTTCGACCTTCTTCCGTATCAACATCCGGCATAATGTCTGATCGGTCAGCGTGTCTGCAAAAATCTATAGCGCCTTTTTTTATATCTTCTTGATGTCTGGTGTTATTTGGATCAGCAACAACTATCATTACTCAGCCCTCGTTAACTCATTAAAGAAACCACGATAATCTATAGACGTTATTGTCATTGGTTTCTCCGTTGAGTTGGTGATTTTGATAATAGCTGTACTAGCTTCCGTCTGGATAGGAACAGGAAAAGAACCGTTACCAGCAATTGCGACAGTACCTACTAAGTTGTCACCAGACCCTACACGCCTACCGTTAAATGTGAATACCTGTTCGTCTCTAAAAGCAGGAGTAACCTTCAAGTTGAAGAACCCTGTTTCTTGGAAATTTATCTGTATTCTACTTAGCTGAAAACGTCCGGTTGTAATTGTCCTACTGGTGTCTGTCGTTTCTCGCGCAAACAGTTTAGACAATTGGACTTCTTGATCGAACGGAATGCCTACTATGCTTTGACCAGCGCTCTGATCACCATCTGCTTCTATCGTTGTTGTAGTAGGGTATGTGACAGTCAATCGTTCTCCAACCTTACCAGCGGCAAAGTCTGTTGAGAGAACAACAGCCGCTTTTGAGTTATGCAGATAAGGTGTTGTCCAAGTCGTTTTGTCAGTTGTTGAGTTGAACGATCCAGTAAGAGGAGTTTGTTGGTCTAAACAAATTTGGTATGGATGTTTATCGTCAGATAACTCGTAGCGTAGCTTTATTTCCTCGAGGAATGTTTGTGTACCTCTTGTAACCATCAAATAGAGATCACCTTCAACAACCTTACACCAATGTATATGAACATCAGTCCCACCTAAGTCCCAAACGTGCCACGCACTTTGAGCTTTCTTCTCACCATCGATGTACATTTTATAGATAAATATACGGCTACGGTCCTTCTCAGATAAAAGAAACAACATGTCGTTTGTTGGATCGCCTGTCATCTGAATGATAGGCGCTGGCACATAGCCTAGTGCATGAAGCGTTATGTCACTGGCGGTGTTTGATAAGGTGTTGTCATCATACTTGTATTCGTAAATACAGGCGTCTCGTCCTGACTTTGCGGCAAAGTATAACGTCGATCCTAGGTTCATAGGTTTGCATAAGATTTCAGTGAGGTACGTTGTCGATAGATCAACAGTCGCTGTTTCTGGCGTCAGTTGGTCTTCACCAGATACTTCGAATTGGTTTTTATCGCTGGTCAGGAACAACGCCTTTCGAAAGGAAAGGGCGTGTTTTAGTAGATTAACTTCCGACGCGGACGCTGTGAGGCCGAAGCCATCACTATCGAGACTTTGGGTGGAGAAGTCCGCCCAATAAGTGAAGTATTTTCCAGATTGCGAAAAGTAGACTGTCTCACCAGCAACAATGCCAAGCCTATTACGATGATAAACAACAGATTGTATTTTTTGTCCGACGAAATCTGGGTCTGGTGCGGTTGTGGTGTCGCCAGAAAGGCGTCCATCATATGTTCCTCTATCAAAAATAAATGTACCATCTGCCTGACGAGTTAGGAAATGAGGCATTGTCGTTAGGTCAAAATCGTTCTTAGCGTATGGGTCTGCTGTCTCAACCCAGCCACCATCATCAGTAGAAAACTTAGCCCAATATCCTAGCTCGTTTCCGTCAATTGTTGCGCCTACTCGTATTTTGTAATTGTTTGGCGCAGACGGTGGTAAGTGTGTACGTTTGGCAACATTCTGACGCATTGCCAGCGGTCCATAGATGTCGTCAGACCCTTCATGTTCGATTGTAAAGTCACTGTCCGCTGGGTCTTCAATTGTTATCGTCAGATCATCGCGAGTAGCCGTAAATCCTGTGGGTAAACTAATGTTGGACATAATGTCAGTTGCAATCTCAGTCGCTGATTGAGCGCCACCAGAGTAAGTCCACACACTGCTGCCGTTGATACTGATCGAATAGCTGGTAGCGTTGTTGGTAGTCCGACAGTTTATCAAAGCTTGTGTCGGACTTTCGACGTATGTGTTATTAGCCATCGCAACAGTAAATTGATTGTTAGCAATGACTGTACGATCAGCAATTGTCACCGCCGAAAAACTGGCAGATGGGTCAGTGGCGGCGAGATACGCCTTACCGTTTGGATAGGTGACGGTCTTCTCTACACCGTCTAAATCAAAGACCTTTAGGTCTGAGCCTTTAACAACAATCACATATTTTTCGACAGCGTCTCGCGCATAACTGTAGACAAACGGTTTATCTGTGACTGCCGTTATGAAAGTGTTTTGTGCTATATGTCTGGTGCTTGGACGACTTTCAAAACCACCAGTTACAACAGACATTAAGACATTGGTTGCTTCTTCAACTTGTCCCGGTAATCGGACAGAATCAGGTTGCCGTGAGACGCCTTGATAAAGCGTTTTTATCGATTGCTCGATCAGCGTACCCATCAGCGTCCTGAGAGTTGGTGGTGACGATGAGTTGCGAAGTAGCAGTGAGCGTTATCAGTAAGAATATTCGAATCTTCGTTCTCACACTCGCTGTCCATGACAGCAGCGTAGGCTTCCATTTCGGCACGAACGGTAAAGCCATCAAGTGTTGTTGATTGCATCTGAGCTTCTTGGAATTTCCGAGCGGCACGATACGCAATGTAATTGGATAGCTCTAAGCTTAGGTCTTCAAATTCCAACAATTGTATGAGGTCACATTGAAGCGTGTTTTCGAACGTAAACACTCGCTTCTTAACGTCATATAACATCGAGACATTGTTCAAACGTCTGACTGAAACATTTACGTCTTTGTCTTTCCCGCGTGTATCGACACGTAGATAAGTCGCTGGTACGAGGATGTTTTTGTTCGAGTCTGGCGTCAGTTTTGTGTCTAGCTCTGTGTTTTGGTGCCAGCCCTTGGCTTGAACAAGTTTGTTAACTTCATCCAGTTTAGTTTTAGCGGCTTCAGCATCTGGAAGTCCGCTCGACAGGGACGAGACTGGGCTTTCACCGATGCTATCCAGCATGATGTTCACCGCTTCGAGCTTCGTAAATCCCATCTAAGTCTCCAAAAAAAATTAGAGCCGCCGCCAACCGAAGTCAGCGACGGCTCTTGGGGTTAAGCAGATTTCAGAACAATAGCCATTTCTGGGCGTAGGGTTCCGTGGCCGACAAACATTTTGCTGACCATGAAATCTTCCAATCGTCTCGTATCCCGTTCTGTCTCCATCGAGATATCGAGCATCTTCACGGTCGCAACCGCTTGAGGACACCACATAACCACAGCAGTGTTGCTGTAGTCAGCGCGGTATTTGCTGAACACAGTAGCAGTAGAACTTTCGTCAGTAGTCGGAATGTGCCGAGACTTAACGATAGTCACTCCATCGATGTTCATAGTTTCTGCACGGGCATCGATGCCACCAGCGCCACCATGTCCGAAGTCACGGTTAAGGACGAGGTAGTTATTGGTCGCGTCCTTGGCGTATTTGATGGCGTCGAACACTTCGACAGATACAGCCGCATAGCGTGGCAAGTCTTCCGGTATATCCTTGTTGAACAAGGCAATGTTCGCCGTCCGAATTGCTTCTATGTACTCAATGCCTGAGAACACACCACCTGATGCAGCAAGACCGGTATCGGTCGTTACCGTGCCACCGGGGAATGGTGAAGCAGCCGCCGTGTTAGCAGCCAGAATTAACTGACGGAACACGTTTTGGTCAAAGACCTTAGCTAACGCACGGCCCATTTCCTTTGCAATGATCGAACGCATGTCGAAGTGTGACAAGATACGATCAAGATCAGAAATAGCGTAATGCGAGACTAGAATGTCATCGACTGTGATTACCTGTTCGCCAGTTGATAGATCATTACCTAACAACTCAACTCCAGGTGTAT